GCCTATGCCTGCCCCTCCACCGGACACAGTTCCCGAAGCAGGGTTAACCGCCGCCAAGATCATAGCTCCATTAGTAACCCCTGGAGTAAATCCAACGGTTCCAGAATAAGCAGAAATACTAAGAGAAGCACCCGATCCAGCATACGCACCTACAATAAAGCCCGACACATTTGTGGTGCTATCAAAATGAACTCCTACATGTCCAGTCTGAAGAGCACCTCCAATAACCTTTCTTAGTGCTGGCCCCTGACTGGAGGCATTACTATCTGCTGTCCAAGTACTAGACGCTACTGTAAATTCTTTAGGAGTAGTAAATTTTGAATTACCCGCATTGTCAGTTACTTGAATTCTAAACATGTAACTAGTAGAATTTTCCTCTGGCGAACCTCCAGCCGCAGCCGTTCCAATATAAGCACTAGATACCGCCACCGCAGGGCAAGAACCAAAATCAATCATTGCAGAAGCATCAGCAGCAGAAGACCCCGCCGCCCTAATAAAATACGTGCTATTCGTGGTCTCTAATACTTCTAGTGCTCCTTCCAAAGCTTGACCTGTAATAGCTTCATTTGGAAGGCCAAAAGTATCAATTAGCCTGTTAGGGCTTGTAATTAATGTAGCTTTATTAGTTGGGCCTTTGGATGCAAATCCAACCAAGCCAACTACAGAAGAGTTGACGGAAGGAGCATACTGTGAGAAATCCTTCTCTATTACATAAACACCTGGACTTACATATGATGGCATAAATTATCTCCTAAACGTCTCTTATTTGTATCATTCTTCTTTCCTGGAGCAGCTTTAATTGAGGGGTGACTCCATTGGAAGGAATTTGTATCATTTCTTTAGGTTGAAGCCAATAAGATTCGACCTTACCTGATTCTTGGAAATAAATCTCTAACGATTGCAAAGATTCATTTCTTACTATTTTCTGAGGAATATACTGCGGTCGAATTTCTTTCTTTGGCTTACCTACTTTTACTTTTTGCTCTTGCTTCTCTTGCATTATAAACTCCTCTATAATATTTAGCCGTATTACATAAAAGTGTAGACAATATTTTTAATTTTATATTTTATTTCTTTGCTACTTTTAAATTTTAAATTTCAGATTGGATCATCACCTATGGAGTATTTACTAAGTTAGTAGACCAAGTATGACTGCACCTCGGCCAACAACCGTTTCTGGTATAAAGTGACGAGTTAAGGGTGCTAAATATCTATGTGGTTTTCCTTTTGGTTCCCCGGGGCTGGACAGGATGACCGGCCAGATAGATGCGACGTTGGCAGTAGTCCCCTCATCATCCATCTTCGCAAGATAAAATAGTCCCTGTGATGGGGTTGTGGAACAATCTTTTTCCCCAAGTACGACCAATATTTTAGTGTTTGGATAAGTAAGATTTGCCTCCTTATGAAATATGCTATCCTCATGTAATTCTTGTTGTGTGGCATTATTAGATCGTATCATACAAATATTCCTAAATGATCCAGTCCCCGCCTTAGGGAACACAGGCACTGGACCGTACCCTGACCACGGTGATCCCGGTGGCCGTGTGCAATTCCATTTAGCCCCGGACGAGCCGCCTAACCCAGCAAAGTTGTTGTTGGTGGGATTCGTTAAAGCTGGACGTATTTGTGACCAAAGACCGTTCGGCGTCGGCACCCCCGTCCACGAACTCTCAATAGGTAATCCGCCCTGACACATATAATCAAGACGAGTTATAGTAGGTCCAGACATAAATACAACATTAGTAAGGATGTCACCCTTATTCCAAGTACTAAGTGCATAAGCAATTTCAGCGGACCCCTGTGAGTTTCCAACGGCAGCAAATTTACCTGTGCTATTGTTTGCCTTAAATACATTAGTATGAACCCAATCTAATAAAGCAGTATAACGTCCTGATAAAAGTTTAACAGAAAATCCACTATTTTGTTTCTCCCACCACGACTTCTCCCACTTACGATCTACCACTCTCCATCCCTTATTAATCAAGTCTAGCGTTAATCTATCCCCCCCACTAAATTGGGATGGTGGCAAGGCGGTCTGCTCACTCATAAACCCAACCCCCTCACCACCTGTCCCTAATATTACCGTGCCTTCCTCTGTCACCGCAGGATTAGGCTCCCAAATCCTAATATTCACATCAATATCCGGAATATTAGGACCAATAATCTTTAAAGATTTACACTCATCAGGTGACGGTAAAATGGATGTGGAACCAGGGCGTTCGCACTCACTAAGGTACTCTACACTCCACCCAGGAGAACTTATTGAGGGTTGGACTTCAGTTCCTCTTGCACTTTGATCAAGGGTAGCTTGTATATTAATTGATTCAATTTTCCCGGTCGAAGTAAACAAAAACTTAGGACTAGGTATATATGTCTCCACAGTGATATTTAGAGTCTTTTTGATTACCCTATCGGCGGTATCTCCTACAGCGAAATCAGAATTATCGACTTCCCCAGTAATATACCCTTTTGTCCTGGTACTAAACGGAGTATTAATATCTGCCTCGGGATTGAAATTAATTCTAGCCTGTTCTAGTAATTGATCAACATCTGCTCTATATTTACACCAGAAATTAACTTCATAGTTAACATTGATAGGTCTTGGAGCAAAGCTTAATATCCTAAAAGCCCTTTCCTTATTTGTATCCCAATACCTCTCATTAATTAACAACGGAGTGTACCTTCTTCTAGCGTCATCATTATCACTTGTGGTTTGAGTAACCGTAATAACAGGAAGGATAATATTATCCTCTTGCTTTAGTTTAGCAACTACACGCTCAGGATTTCCGTGCATACACTTAACGGATACTAACTTCTCCTCAGAATCAATGATAGAGAAACTATTAAATAAATGAATGACAGCCCTTAAAGTCTCTTTATAGATACGTGGAATATCACTTTCTTTCCTATACAAACCATATAAATTATTTCTAAGCTTTCTAAATCTTTCTGCACTTCTCAACGACAAACTAAATGCAAGAGCAGACTCTCTTTGAGAAGCTAAAACAGTTTCGTATGATTCTTCTAGATTAGTTAATAGAGAACTAGTTGAAGCGATACTTACCAAAGATTGAGGATTAACTTTAGCCATTATACTTCACTCTCCTGTCCACCGTATCCTCCTAAGAAATCAGACGTATCAACCAGAGGAGTGTCCTGTATTTCAGCAGAATCCCTAAGCAGTTTAGCATGGCAATTTAAATGATAAACTCCGTAAGCTTCGAAGGCATCCTCTTGGACTTCAAATATTTCATACTTTTGGTTCTGAAATGCTGGCTTTATTATATCTCCTGGGATTACTTCTCTTCCTATTTTCTGTTTAATATAACTTTTATTAAATATAAAGATTTGATCATTAGTTAACTCAATACCAAACTCGGTAAGATTCTCTTCCAAGACTTTAGGATCATAATGTCCATGAACTAGCATTGGTTCTGAATGAATCGCCTTGTTCTTAATTTCCAGGTAAACATCATCATATTCATCTTCACTTCTAAAGAATTTATAAAAGTAAAGCTTAGACCCTGATAACCTAATAATCTCATCATCAACCAAGTTAAATAGATTTATATCTGGATTAGCTGGATCAAATAGACTAAGTTCGCTATCCTCCTGATCAATATCAGGGATAACAGGCATAGGAGTGGTTACTTTATAATTACTTTTCATCTAATTAAAACATAGTGAACGCTGGTGGTTCTTCAATTTCTTGTATAAGTTGCTGCTCCAAAAGCTCCATTTCCTTAGCACTTTCTTCTTTAAGTGCTTGACCATTTAATTGGGCTCCACCGCCCGGAGAAGGCAGCATGGAATACTTACTTCTAATTTCTCCCAATATACCTTTAGCAACAGCTAGAGCATATTTTTGAATCCAGTTCCTATACGCTGGGTGAATAGTATTTGAATCTATAGCTCTATATTCAAGGATTACTTCTTGTGTTGTTTGGACAGGCTTTGGAGAGATCTGTAAATACTTATTATTTATAATATCAAAAGAACCTTCCTGCGATAAAATCTTTCTCATCTGCTCTAAATGGGATTGCATAAGATAAAATTCCCCTACCTGAAAAGAGCCGAACAGGTGATTATCTTGAAAGTATTTAATAAAGAAATCAAACTCTAGAGTACCCGCTTGCGATTGAATACTGAGAAGAGTTTTCTTATAAACAACATACGTGAGGTTATTTAAAATAAAAGAAGGAATCTCATACAAGTTACAAGACGCTGATGCTTCAAAAGTAGCAAATTGCTTGGTCCATACAGGAGCATGGTAAGAAAGCTTAGTGGTAGCCTCATCAGTAGCAATCTTTAGTTGCAAAGGGGATAATTCCACTCTAACTACAGGATGACCTAATTTAGCAAGAATGTAATCTTTGATGGTAGTTTCGAATGGATTAAACTCTACACCGTCTACCAGCGTATTTTTATTAAGTTTATCTTGGTCAATATCACCAGTAGAAACTTGATCAGTAAGGAGATGCCCTTTAAACGTACCAAAAGAATCTCCGTAAGAAGTAACCCTTGGACGCATAGGCCCAGCAGGAGTAGCTTGATGTACCATAAATAAATCCCTCTTATTTATATACCTCTATACGAGAAAAGGTTGAGAGCTTTTTATGGCTCTCAACCTTTTCTTTTCTTTCTAAGCTAAATTAGCTTACACACCATAGCCAGTAACAGCACCCGGCGAAGTGCTAATCACACCAGTTTCTGCCGCTTGATTATTCACAAAGGCATTTCTAGCGAACGGAGTAACCAGATAATTGGCGTTAGGGCCAACGATTCTAATTATCCTGTAGAAACGATGAGCAGGCGTAATCGCAGACTTACCATAACGGGTCAGAATACCCTTCCTAGGTTGGAAGCTCTCAGGATCCGTAATGGTTGGCAACTGCTGTAAAGGAATGTATGGAGCATAAACGAATCCAGCATCCATAGCATTTGCACCCTTGTAGCCCATGAGAATCTCGTCCTCAGGCCACAGGGGGTCAACATACAGGTCATACTTACCAGCAAACTTGCCCTTGTAAGCAATAGTGTTACCCATATTGGAGGGCTTGTCAGCATTCTCAATACCGCCCTCAAGTTTCGCAGAGCTTTCAAGAAGCGCAGCAATCAGAGGCGAGGTAATAAGAATAGTACCAGGACCACGATGAGTGGTACGATAAATATCCTGCGAGGCAAGGTTAAGCAATGCAAGCAGGTTAGCGTACGTCTCGCCAACATGACGAGGACTGAAGCTCAAGGAGCTTTGCGTGAAGTCCATGACAAACACGTTGGAATCAACTGTCTGCCCAGGAAGTGCTTCACCAACCTCCGAAGACTGATCATACGTAAACGCACTTGGAACAAAGCTAGTGTTTTCTGACTGCACAGTGCCGCCAGGAACAGCACCTGGACCAACGCGACCAGTATCCTGGAAGCTATTGGCATTTGGGTTATCCAACTGATTAGCCGACCAGTTACCAAACGACATGTTACCATTGAAGCCATAACCAAGCATTCGCAGATCCTCAAGAAGTTCACGGTCGATTTCCAGTGTAAGCTCTTTACTGAGAAGATCAGTAAGCTCACGCTCCAGATCAAGGTTGTGATAAGCCTTGAGATCCTGAGAAGCCTCTAACGTCCAAAGGGCTCTCATCTTGCGAGTGCCAGCCACAACAGCCTGCTGCTGAATGTGGAACTGAAGCTCGGGGATGCCAGTACCAGTCAAACGCTCGCCGCCAGAAACAGTCCAACCCATAATCGTGTTGGGGTTCGGGAACGAAGCAATCTTACCACCAAAAGTAGCACTAGTACCACCAGCAGAGATATCTAAAACGCTTGACGTACTCCAATTATTTGACGCAATATCAATATCAAGACCAGAACCTCCAGCAAGAGCTAGCGACATGGTTTGGTTATTAATACCACCCGCCGCCGCGCCCTCAAGCTGAGAATCATCGAGCCTGGACCCAATCTTCTCATTGTTGAGACCACGATAGGTCATCTTGTACTTGCTATACACAGTCTCAACAGTCGTGTTAGCAACACGGCTGTTACCCAGATAGAAGATCTGGCTAACTGGCCCCTGCATGGGCTGCACGCCAACAATCTTGTTAGCGATTAATTCGGGATAAACCCTACGAACGAGCGGGAAAGCGAACTTCTGGAAAGTACCAAGCTGACCAACGGTCGTCGTACCCGTATTCACTGCTACCTCGTTAAGCCTCTCAGAAACAATCTGCTTTGCTTGATTTTCGAGTAGCTGTGCCGTAGTGCGACGCACGTAATCATCCTGGATACCCTCAAGAGCGGGCTCCCACTTTTCTACTAAATTAGTATTTCCACCAAATGTATCCATATGTTTTGCCTCCTTAAGGCATAAATTTCATCATATCTTCGGTTAAGAACTGATTGTTATTTCCAGCCCTTTCAACTTTTACATTATTTTCTGAAACAACAACTGCCTTCTCCGAAGACTTAAATGGTTTCTTTGTCGTTTCCTTTAACAATTCCATCTCTTCATGTAAGCTGCTTCCAGCCTCCATTAAAGAATCTCTCTCTTCTTCAAGCGTCTCGGCTTTGTCAGACAAAACTCTAACCACCGTCTGAAGTTTATTATTCTCCTTAAGAACATTGTCTAGCTCCTTGGTCAGAACACCTAACTCACCCTCCATTTGCTTGGACTCATTAGTTAAAATCTTCATGGCATGATCTTCATCCTCTTCGGTGATTTCAACAGCCATTAACGATCTAACAGTCTCAAACAACTGAGCGTTACGGTAAGTGTCATTCTCAAGCTCTAGCTCTTTTACTGCTTGCTCTTTAAGAGAATCAATATTTGCACGAACGAATGAAGCGACCTTGGCCTCTAAAATAGCAACTTGGTCCTGCACTCGCTCATTAATAACATCTTGCATTAGCTTAGTGATTTCCCCCACCGAAGATTCAGATAAACCCTCAGGAAGAATCTCATCTAATGTTTTTTGCTTCTTTTTCATATAAAATCCCTCTATTGTAATATTTAGAAGTTAACTAGGAATTAGTTAACTTTTTTTTAATTTCTGTTTTATCTATCTTCATGAAACTCTTTAGCAGCATCTATCTCATCTTGAGCATCTGCTGCATAATCAGAGTGTGTCGTCCTCTTTCTATAGTCCACAGCCGCCCCACTTCTACGCAAAAAGTCTTCCGCTTTCTTTCTTGTTTTACTTTTAAAAAGTCCCATGATCCGATTTACTATTTTATGTGAAATATTTTTTAGTCGTCCCTCATCTAGAACTTTTTTTTTAAAAGCCTCACCTAAGAATTCAGCCATTCTATTGTAAGTTGGTATAGTACCTGCATCTTCTCTTTTTTTACTTTTATTCTTGTCACCACTGTCACCACGCCCAGTTCGTCTCCTCTTCTCAGCACCAGTTACCACTACCCACTCTCCGTCCTTGTTCTTCATCCTTGTATCGCCAAGCTCAGAATCATCTACTGGTTTTTGCCTATTTCCATGCTTCCTCACCCCCGCCATTCGTACTCGTCCACTACGCGCCTCTTTAGCTCTAACAGGAGTAGCTCCCGTAACTGCTGCCATCATTGCCTTGTAGAAAGGATCTTCTTTTACATTACCTCTCTTCATGATATCATCAACGGAAGGATACCCTCGCATCTTCATAACTTCATCATAAGAAGATTCATCCCTCTCGTAAGGCTTATCAGCTTCCTCCAGAGAATTTTCAAAACTCTCTTTCAACATAGTGACAAAAACCTTCTCGCCTAATGCTTTCTTATAAGTATCATTTACGATTTGACGAGTCTGCTCAGATATTTCAGTAGATTCAGAAAGACCAGGAAAAGCTCCTCTAGTGGACGGATCTGCAACGAGATCAAAAGTTACTAATTTATAATCTTCATTTACATACTTAACTTTGTTCATTGTATCTTCAGTTAAAGTACCTACTCCTCGACTTGAAATACCAACTTTAACTCCACCTTCGATAAGAGCTTGAGCTACTTTTCCTGCTGGCGTATCAAGGATCTTAGCTTCACCAATTACATCATTACCTTGCATGTGCAAACCAGTAATCAAGTGCGAAGCGTTAGACAACTTAACAATGTCATGGCTAGGGTGATCAAGTTCTCCACAAAGGCGATTCTCAGTGATCATATCTTGAAGACCTTTAACTTGAGACTCTAAAACCTGCTTGGGATAAACACGATTATTATTATTCTGCTCATCTGCTCTTTGGAATAAACCTCTGATTTTCATTCCTTGAGGAGAGGTTGCTTCTGATAAAATTTCAATATTTTCTAATATACGAACATCGTTAAGTAACATTACTTAGCTCCTTTTTTCTTTTTGGTGTATCGTCCACCACTGATTGATTTCAATTGCTTCCCTCCATGTTTCGCCATGGTACGAACTGCGTATCCTTTAACATCTGACCATTTAGCTCCAGGAGTTGCAGACCCAGGAGTAAATCCCTTTGCTGTTTTGCTACCTGATGTCTGTTGCTTACTTTTTCCCCATTTATGTTTAGTTACAACATAAAGCCTACCAGCTTGCTTAGTTGAGAATATTTCACCCATATGAGCTTTCTTTAAAGCTTTATTGATGGAAGCATATATATGTACTCTACCTTTTCTAGCTTTAGAAATATTCTTTTTACTTCCAAGTTTTTTATTAGCCTCTAGTAAAATATCATCTACGTCCATTTCGCATTTCCCCTAAAACAGCCTCGACCGTCTCTGCTATTGATTTCTTTCTCTTCCTTCTTTTAGGCGCAAGGGCTGGACCCGCTATATTAACTCCTCCCATACCAGAAGTATTCTCCAAAGTCATTTCACTAATCAATTGTTT